AAAGACATCACAGGAAAGGCAATCTTCTTCACACTTCCTCCAGCTCTAGCTCTACGACTTCTGCGAAGTCTTTGAGCTCTGATGCAAAGTCTTCAGCGCTTGGCTCGTGCATTATGATCTCGATCTTCGGCTTGTCTTGGTCTTCGTGGAACTCATCTTCGTATGCAAGTAGCTTTATAATCATCTCGACACCTTCGGAGTCTCGATCAATTTCTTCTCTTGCTTGCAGTACCAACAAGTATCAGTGCATTTCTTAGCTTTGTGTCTTTGCCACGTACTTGAATATTTTATTTCAGACATTTTAAGCACCATACTTTCCGACGTAGTACTCACCCATGCAGATAGCCGCTAGCTGGTCTTCGCTCTTGCAGCCAGCTTCTTTCCACTTCTCTTTGCGATCTTTCCAGTTCGTAGCTTTTTGCCAAGCTTTGACTGGGATGTCTCCAGCAATAGATCTACTGCTGACGTGAGGAAAGAGAGCATGACCAATGATCCCAACGCTCCAATGAGTAAAAATATGGCACATACGAGGGAGCTGCTCGATATGTACTTCGTCGATAGAATCGTTAGCCATAGTAAGCCGATACTGAGCCCAGATGGCATGAAGCCTAGTAAAAACCGGCCAAGTTTTGTCTGTAGCAATCGTTCCATGAGACTTGAGATCCTTTCCAACATAGTAGGCCCATCCTGAGGAGATGCTTGCAGGATCTACGAAGAGCCGCCGCTTAAGCGGACTCTCCACCAGCTGTGGCGAGCGAGAGGTCTTTTTTCGAGAGAGGGGCTTCAAGCTTTTGCGAGGTTTCGAAGGCATCGCGGGTCTCCTTGACGAGTTTGTGCTCAAAGCTGTCTTGGTCGATGATGTCGACTTGGACTGCGAGGATGTCGCTTTGAGGGAAGGCGGAAATAGCTTTTTGGATAGACTCGAGATAGCTCTTTACGAAGGACGCAGAAGCGTCCTGCACAGGCTTAGCTAGAGCAAGTGCGAAGCTGACGGTATATTGCTTTCCGTCGTCTACAGCTACTTTCTCAAACCCGTCCTTTGCCGCTCTTAGAAACCGTTTGATCTCGGGGATTTTCTCTTGGATCTTCACTAGGTACTCCTTCTTTGGTAGGGACTAAACTCACAGCTTTGTCGCTTTCGTCTAAGCTCTTGATCAGCTTTCCTTCAGCAACTAGAGGAACTGTAAGTCGGTAACTTCTTTCCATAGTATGACGTATTTCTGCTAAACAGTCAATAGAATTCTCCTTATGCAACTGGATTACTATTGAGTCATGTACTTGCGTAATAAGGTCGTATCCTGCGCCGTTAAGCTCTATCATCGCACGCTTAGTAATGGACGCTCCCAGGCCCTGAATAGGGAAGTTATATGCCTGCTTAGTAGCATGGTTGAACTTCTTCTTAGCACGGATGAAAGCTTCAGCAGGGCTCAACCTCTCTTGTGGAAACGCTCTCAGCCGCTCGTAAAGTTCTTTCGAGCAGTCCACAGTCCGAGTCTGCCAATTCAAAGCGTCGCCATATTCAATATCAGGGAGTCGCCGAACTCGCCCGGTCTCAGAGATCACGCAGCCATATTCTTGGACGTACTTTAAGACGCGCTTTAGGAAAGCCTTGTATCCAGAGTACTTCTCGAAGAAAGCCTTTCGCATCTGTTCACAGTCATCTAGCGAGTACCCGAGAGGGCCAAGTTCCTGCCAGAGACGGTAAGCTTTAGCGTCGTAGATCATCGCAAAGTTGATAGTCTTTGCTGCCTGCCGCTCCTCTTTGCTTACCCGATCAACAGTCTTGCCAAAGATACCACTAGCAGTAAGAGAATGAAGATCAAGACCTTTTGTGTACGCATTTACTAGCTCCTTGTCTTGGGAGAGGTGCGCTGCGATCCGCAGCTCCACTTGAGAATAGTCGAAGTAGGCGAAAACTTTGTCTTCGCTGTCAGGGACGAAGAACTTCTTGATCCCTCCAGCACGAGGAAGATTTTGCATGTTCGGGGACTGGGAGGAGAGACGACCAGTAGCCGTCCCTCCAACCCCGCCCTCTTTGCTGGAACCGGCTTGGAGGTAGAGAGAGTAGATCCTACCGTCTGAAATTTCTTGGAGGAGTCCTGAGTCAGGGCTTGCATACGTGCTTAGCAGCTTAGCTGACGCACGATACTTGTTGAACAGAGACAGAAAATCTTGGAGTGGGTGAGTAGGCGGCAGTGCCTCTTTCAGCGCTGAAAGCTCAAAGTCTCCTGTACTGTAGAGTCCTGACTTCGTCTTGCTAACCAGCTTAGGAGGGACTTCAAATGTTTCGTAGATAAGTTTGCCGACATGCTGGGAAGAGCTCCACATGAACTTTGTACTGTAACTGTCACTTGACCGTAAAACCTTCGACTTGCCTTTTTCCGTCTTTCTTTTTTCAAGTGCTTTTTCATACAGCCCCTCTTCAACTTGTACAATTTGTTTTTGATATGTGAAATTTAAGTCAAAGAGCAATCGTTCATGCTCTGCTTTCAGAAGTTTCTGGGTATCGGCGATCGCCTTAGGATCGATCTTGATCCCTCGCGTTTCCATGTGGAAGAGAGCTTCTTCTACAGGGAACGCTTCTTCTTTCAAGTAGTCGAGAGGTCCCTTAGAGACGCCTCGTTCTTCTTTCCAGCGACGGTCCATGTCCTTCACGAGGTCTACGAACATGTGAAACAGCTTTAAAGTGTTGTTAACATCTTCACAACAGTATCGAGCAATAAGATCATAATAAAGACCAGGCTTAGATATATCGAGCCGACACAGATCACCAACATGCTTAACTCCGGCAAGAGAGACAGCGCGGTCAATATCGCTTTTTTCATCTAAGTTTCCTTCTCCTAAGTAGCGGGCAGTAAGTTCTTTCAGTCCAAGAGGGGAGTTCTCGTCTAGGAGTTGGGCTAGGATCTTTATGTCCCAGATCGGACCTGCAACTTCGAGACCTGCCCGCTTAAGAAAGCGAAGATCGAATCTCACGTTGCAGCCGATCTTTGGGATGCTTGGGTCAGCAAGATCAGATAAAAGTGTTGAATTTGGGGTAAGATTATACAGGTCAGTGTAACTGACCTCATCTTCTTCATAGGCGTATCCGATTCCATGTATAGAATCAGACTTCCAGTCAAGACCTGTGGTCTCTATGTCTAAGAAGAGCAACTTCACTATTCACCTAACTTTGTGTGAGCTTTGCTGATCAACTTTTCAGCTAGCGCCTTTACGGATCCTTTTAAGGCACCATGAAAGAAGACTTTGTCTGCGATCATAACTAGGAACACTGTGAACACGATGTCGCTGTGGCGACCTAGATACTCTCTAAATGCTTTGAACATGCTTTTGCTCTCCTTTGTTTTTAACAATTTTGGATCGGAAACTACTTCTCCAGGTTTAGAATAAATGTTAGACCAACCTATACCTAGCTGTTGTAGGTATGACTGCTGAGCATTCTGTGCTGCCATTGCTTGCTCATGGAAGTTTCCCATTCCTGACCCAGCAAATCCTGGTCCTGCCATCACAACCCCCAGTCAAAGTTAGAGTAAGGCTCAATAGTTAGAGTTCGCGGGCTGGTAGTCAGCATCTTCCAAAGTAAAGGTGAAGGAATTTGGATCGTCGCTTGCCATAATTTTTTCGAGCGCGTGATTCTGGAACGTTGCCCCGTCTCGGTTCTTAACCAAGTCCAAAAAGAGGAGCCCACTACTTTCATCAAGTCGGATGTCGAAGAGCAGCTCACACTTATACTCAATGCTGCCGGTTCCTTTTCCGCCGTCGTTAGTTCCTTCTTTGTATTTTCCACGCGATTTCTCCGAGGTCATGATGATCGTAAGCTTGTCTACGTAGTCGAGCTTCAGCTGGTCTAAGTCTTCGAGCCATTTCTGGAGCGACATTCTTTCGTCTTGTTCTGTCTTCGGGAGACTCTGAAGCGAGTCCACCACAAGAAGCATCGGTTTCTCATACTCAGCGTACATCTCTTCAAGATAACTGCGGATATCACTAGAGGAACAAGGTTCAGTGTCCACATACAGATCAAGAGAAGTAAGTCTGTCATAAAATTCTCTGGCATCTAAGTCGCTCGCTTCTTTGACCGTCTTCGGCGGGATCTTGAAGAGCTGCGAGATGAGTCGGTCTTTAAACCTGTGTTTTCCGTTTTCCCGGTCGATGAATAGTACTGGCGTTCCTCGGCTGGCGTTAAAGGAAGCAATTTGCATAGCGAGGGTGGACTTGCAGCTGCCTGGGCTTCCCTGTATGCCAACAATGCCGGTAAGTCCGAGGACATTGCTGTCCAACTCTGGAATACCAGTTTGAAAACCTTTGAGGGTTTTTTTCCTGTAGGCATTGTAAGACTTCCAATCTGCGTCCTGCTTGATGTGAATGTCTCTGAGAGAACGCATGAAACTCCTAGGTGAGAAAAAATGCGCCCCTAGGGAGTTTAACCCTTCCAACCGCGGGGCCCACGGTTATCTGCCTGAGACTAGTCTACTTACAGAAACTAAAACGGGTAACCAGATCCACCAGCACGCTTAGGAGCAGCTGCTGTGCGCCCGCGAGAGGGAGCAGATGAGGTGGAACCTCGTTGTTCCTTTGGAGTAGACTTGATGAACTTCAAATGTGGGGAAGTATCCTTCAAATTTGTTCGCGGATTTCCGTCCTTGTCGACAGTAGCATCAAATCCTACGAGCTTTACCTTGCCAGAGCTTCCGCACTGAGCAATCAATTCATCGATGTCGATAGTGATGCTGACTTTTACTTTAGAGTCATCTTGGCCGTAGTATCCGATAGCAAGATCTGCTGGATAAGGCATTCCGGTCTTTGGGTTGAGTTTAGGTTGGTTTCTGGTCATGGTTTCTCCTGGTTATTAATTGTCTTACTCTAAGGCCGATCCAACTGCTGTTCCGACCGAGTAACTTTGCAATTTCAGTAAATTTAAAACCTTTTGCACGCATCTGAGCTGCAAGCTTGATTGTTTCTGTATCAGATTCAAAAGTATTCTTAGATCGACCCTTCTTGTAGCAGTCTTTCATGTTGTCGCTTCTACTCCCTAGGAAAAGATGTTCCGGGGATACGCATTTTGGGTTGTCACACTTATGTAAAACCCAAAGGCCGTTAGCGATCGGACCGTTAAAGACTTCGTAAGAAACTCTATGCGCTTTGTAATACTTGTTCTTGTACATCAAACCGCCGTAACCAAACTTACTCTTAGTTGGCCATTCCCAACACTCACCGTTAAAGGAAATCTTGTTGATAATTTCAGCTTTGGTTCTCATCCAGCTTTTTTTGTTTGACCCATTCGGCTCTTGGGGTGGCGTTTTAAGTACTCTCGGGTAATCATTTTCATCTCTTCAGCATTATAGGAACGTTCAACGCCATCTGCTTTTAAATTCGCATCTAGATAGCCAGAGTATCTTGCCTGCCACGCCCCCAAGATTTTCTTCCCTTCGAACATCTTTCGAAGAGTTGCATCTGACTGAGCATCTAAAAGTTCTGGGGTGAGGGGATACTTGTAAGTGAACTCTCCAGGAGGCATCTGCTTCTTAGCTACGCATTCGTCGACATAAAGGAGACGCTTCAAAACCATTCCCATGTCTAAACGGATGTCTAGTTCCTGCTGGATCCCGGTGCTAGTGATAACTTCTGTGCATACGATGTGATTGATCTTTGGATCGTAGTGGCACAAGAATTGTACGAGGACGCCAAAATAAGCGTCAGAAAGAAGAACGTAAAGAAGAGAGCCGCTATCTGTAATTCCTTTTTCATGTAAGTCCTTCAGGTAAAGCCCAAGCTGGGCAAGGTATTCTTCGCTCGGCTGAAACGCAGGAGTAGGGGGAGTCGTGTACTGCATCCCGTCCATCAGTGCGTCAGCGCCAAAGCCCGACTTAGTTTTGATCTCAAGAACATGAGTCTTGAAAGAGCCGTCATCTTGTCGCTCGGAAATCAGAGCATCTAAGTTCCCGTCAAACGATGGGTTAGTTCCACCAACTTGAACTTGAGTTCCTGCAAGATGGATCCCGTACCAGTGCATGTCCGAGAGAATCTCTTTCACTAGCTGAGCTTCTACTGCGTTACCGACGAGCATCTTCATGCGACCTAGAAAGTCTGCCGGATTAGTTCTCGGCTCGCCTACAGCTGCTCTGTACTGGTCCCGGATGTCTGAGAGAGCTCCACTCGCGTAGTGGCCTCTTTTGTCTCTGAACCGCGTTCGCCTGTCGGCTACCGCGTGCTGGATCATCTTCGGTATTAGGTTTCGCATCTCTCAACTCCAGAGTCCAGTATGCCACACCGCGGCGGCAGGGTCAAGTATATTTCTTTAACAGCGCACAGATTTCACAATTAAGAAACTACATGTAGCTAATACGCACTGAATATGCTATAATACAGGTAGGTTAAGAGAGATTCAGAGACTTGCCGCCCCACTACAAGTACTAACTTAATACTTGTACAAGTATATCTAGTACTAACTAAGTACTAAACCACCCCCGGTGCCACAAAGTAGATTATAGCACGTTAAATGAAAACTGTAAAGAAAATAACTCAAGAAGAATACTTGATACACGCTGTACTTGCTCAGGCGCTGATAGATTTACTTAACAGCGAACCTAATGAAGAGTTAGAGATTGACACAGCGCTTCAGTTCGTGCTATCCTACAAGAAGGTCGTCCGTAGGCTAAGAACCCTGTCCCCTGAGGAAAAGCGAGCATGGAGAAAAGAACTTATGAAGAGCTTGAGCTAGACCTAGCGAAGCTCTCTGAAGAGCTGAGCTTCTGGCAACGAGAGGCTAAGCGTATCGACAACAACTGGGTAAAGACTTTCCAAGAGTATCAAGCCCGCTTCAACGACAAAGTGGCGGAAGTCAGAATGCTTCGTGAGATCGTGGAAGCAAAGAAACAAGAAGGCTTAACTTATGGCTAAGAAATACGTACACAAAGACGGGCGAGTACACAGAGTGTTCAACACCCCATTTACGGATTGGGAGAAGACTCCTGATGAGAACTTAGATTTTCCAAACACTGTACTTGCAAACGACTTAAACGACTTAGAAGCGCAGATCGGAAAAGACTACGTGCTGATCGATCGTCCTGTGCAGGAGAAGGTTGAAGCGCCTAGGATGCCAATAGGAGCGATCCTAGCAGCCATGGCAGGGATGGGGATCCCTAAAGAAAAGATTGATCAGGTAAAGGCAGCTAGGGATCAAATGGAGCTTTCTACTACTGCGATACAGTTTCAAGAGAAGATGAAAGCTACTCCGCAGTTAGAACTTGTGAAGGTTAACCAAGCGAGTGAATTACAAGATAAGATGCTTCAAGAGTTCAGAGTAGTTCTCGCTACGTCTAAGCAAGAAGCAGAGATCGTAGCCAATTTTATTCTTTCTATCTGTCCTGACTTAGAGAGCGAGCTGCTAAAGCTCGCAGCTCAGCCTACTAAGAAACGGATCGTGTTGTGATGGATTTCAAAGGCGCTACTACTGAATATATTGAGATGGCTGACTGGCATAAAGAACGTACTTTAAATCTCGCAGTTAAAGCTTGGACAGCTCTGATCCAAGCATCTCCAAACGCAAACCCTGACTCGCTCGCAGTCAAAGCAATCGACCTTGCAAAGTCCTTTTACAAGGTTGAAGAGGCATTATTTCGTGAAGATACCGAAACCAAAAAAGAAGGCTCTGACTCCTAAGGAAAAGATCTTCGTCGCCGAAGTTCTCAAACCTGACGTTAGTCAGACGGACGCATATCAAGCCTTAGCTCCTCACGTTTCGCGCGAGAGCGCTAGGACTATGGGCGCACGCATGATGCAGAAGCCTCACGTCCAAGAGCACATCAACGCAGTCCTAGAGAAGCGCTATCCCGAGATGGCAAGAACTGCAGCTGACGTGCTTATGGAATACCTACAAGATCCCGAGATCGTTCCTCAAGTGAAGTTGAAGTGCATAGAGATGCTAGCCAAGTTTCAAGGCTGGCACTCGGCCACTAAGATTGATAAACGAGAAATTAGAGTAGATTTAAACAAATATCGCCTCCCTGGTACGGGAGGCTCCGATGAGTGATTGCTGGGAGTATCCGGGAGCACGAACCTATCAAAATTATGGGAGGTACAGCGACTCTAGGCCCGCCCACCGCGTGATGTGGGAACTTAAGAATGGGAAAATTCCAGAAGGAATGATTGTTTGCCATAAATGTGACAATCCTCCTTGTGTAAATCCTGATCATTTGTTCTTAGGTACAGTCCAAGACAACGCAAAGGATATGATGAACAAGGGAAGAGGTCGGGGACAGTTTGTTCCGGGACATACGGGGTTTCGCAATGAAACAAATTTTAAACCGAAGTTAACAGCGTCTCTGATCGCACGTATTAGAGACTTAGTTCTAGGCGGTATCTCACAAAACGAAGTTGCTAGGCACTATAACTTAAGCAAAGCGACTGTAAGTCGAGTTGTAAGTGGCTACAAACCAAAAACATTACCTGGGAGTGACACATGAGTGCTCGAAAGATCGCTGATCGCTTGCTGAAAGGGAAAGACAAGGGAGAAGTACTGTCTCCTGAAGTTGAAGTCCTTGCTCGTGCCTTGAAAGACCTCGAGCAGTCCATGAAGCAGGCTGCGTTCTTTCTGAAGATCCTGGTGAAAGAAGAAACCTCTAAGTATGTGGTTAACATTGACTCGTGGGTCGAGCGAAACAAGGAGTACTTGTGAACTCTCCAGGCTTTCGTGAGATAGAAAAGAAATATGTCCTCGCCATCAAGAACGTGAACTTGCGTCGCCTTGTCCGTACTCTCCGCTCTAAAGCGGAAGTTCCTACCGACTACCTAACTGCAAACACAATCGACTACTACTGGGGTGGAAAGTCTTCTGATCAATTCTTACGCCTCCGACACAGCTGGGGGAAGGATGGCGAGGGACCTCGCTTCCTGAAAGAGCTGACAGCGAAATCCAAGGACAAGAAGTCGAACCTCGACCGCTTGGAAATCAATGCGCCCGTCTCAGAGCTGAAGCTCCTTAGGAAAGCACTTTCCGTGGCGCTCGGAAACCCCACCTGCCGCCTGTACAAGTTTGAGCATGTCTTCTGGATGCCTGACCGTACTGTGATCTCCCTCTGCAAGATAAAGAGGAACTGGTACTTAGAGATTGAAGCAGCGAGCATCGCTCGCGTCGAGAAATGGTTCCGCTTTATCTCAAAGCTGAAGGTTCCCTTTAAGTTAACAGGAGAGCCTCGCTCTCTCTATGAAATCTACGCTAAAGCCTAAGGAGTACGAATGTCGAATGAACTAGCATGCGCAAGAACCGGAGCTAAAGTAATAGCTCAGCTGCTGCACCCAGACGCACACATAGACGGAACTTACTGTGTTGCTATTATTATGAGCGACTTAGGTTGGGGAGGCGGGGGAATGGCAAGGATCATGAAGACAGAGCTTACAGCCGACGAGATTTTGGATCTCCTAGAGAACCCTGGAGCTTCGCCGTTTCAGACAGCAAGTTCAGGGCACCGGGACGAAGAGTAGATTCTAGCTTTGATGAGAGCCTGTCGATCCTGACGTGGATATACCATAAATGTAATAGCATAGAGCAGAGGAAGAGTGCTGCTAGTAAGATCACTTCTTCACTCCTAAGAGACTCTCTCGAGTCCTATCTAAACTTTCGTAAATCTGAGCAAGGAACTTCTCGTTGTAAGAGACTTTAGGGAATGCTTCAAAGAGCTTCTTCATGTCGTCTTTGATCTTTTGGATCAGTGCTAGTTTCTCTTGAGTGGTCATCTAGTCGATCTCCTGTATGTTTGGATCGTATTCTCCTTCAACATAACTTTTAAACCTATCTCGCATCCTCCGCATTGAGTTTTCGGTAAGCTCAATGGGATCGTTCTCTCCGTTTGCAGGATCGTCCCAGTAAAACTTATCTTCGATGCAATCCCACCAAAGATGAACTCCGCGAAAATAAATGATTGAACATCTAGTGCTCATTTCCAATCTCCTAGAATTCGAATGCAACCATGGTTAACCCAAACGTCAGCACGCCTACTTGGTTCGCGACGATGTCGCTTCCGCTGATGCTCTTGTCCATGTATTCCTTAGAGAGTCCGATGGCGCTTACTAAGAGAGAGCTGAAGAGGTAAGCCTCGAGAGGCTGAAGGCGTAGGGCCTTCTTAGAAAGGCCATAGGTAAATGCTGTGAGCGTGTAAGAAACTCCGAAGTGTGCTCCGGTATCAGTACTTGCTTGATCCGCGAAGACTGGGTGAGAGCAACTTTGAAAAAGCATTGCTATCGTTATGAATAACTTTCTCATACAACCTTCTTTGTTTTCAGTTTTAGATAACGGTCTCGAATCGAAACCGCTTCTGCTAGAGTTTTGAAGTCACCCAAGTATTTTCCGTTTTTAGTCACTCTAAATTTCCCTCTACGAGCAGTGATGTTCTTCTCGCCGACCTTGTTATTTTTCTGTATTCCACGATTTTCACAGTTCTCTCTTGCGGTTACGAATCTTAAGTTTTCTCGTCGATTATCTAGTCGATCTCTATTGATGTGATCTACAATGTGTCCTGGTTGCGCTTTTAGAACCATTCGGTGCAAATAGACTTTGCTTCCGAGAGCCTCTTCTCGATGCTTCTTACTTCCTAAGACCGCCACCACGTACCCAGATTGTTTATCTAAGTACCAAGGATAAGATTTTAGAAGTTGCAAATCTTCAATGCTTACTTTTAGATCAAACCTCTTCATGTTTCGCACACCAAAACGAATGGCTTCCTCCACCGATTGAATCTGCTCCGCACTCGCACTTGGCGGCAGGGGTGTACTCGCCGTTCAGCAGGTCTCTAGCTACCATGAGATCCTTGACTGTTAATACGGTTTGAGTGGGCGCAGGTGTGAGGGGATGAGGTGGGGCGGCATACGCTGGTTGAGGAGTTGCTCCTGTTGCTGTTCCAGGAACGTTTCCTTCAACTAGCCAAACGTTTTTGTTAACGTCCAAGCTTTCGTATGCGTATCCAGAGCCGCTTCGAATCCGGTTACGTAGCGTAATTGGCTGGACAGCGTTAGGAAGCCACTGCGAATCTACAAACACGTTGGTGCCAGAACCGAACGTTCGCCAAACATCGTCTATGGTCGCCGTAGTACTCGCAGGCACCTGAGCCGAGGGAGTCGCGCTGGCGGCCAGCTCGAAGTTGTCCGAGTGATAAGCATTGCTGTCTCCGTTGTCATCTAGCTCCACAAAGAAATTGAGATCGCCTTGAGAACAAGGAGGACGATAGGATTTTACTATGTAAATCTTCCCTACGGTTTCATTTCCATAAACACTTTTCAAGCATCGTACTTGGTCACCTTTTTTAAAGCTCATCGCCTTACTCCGATCGCAAGGGTTGCTCCTGCAGCTCCGACTAAGAGCCAGAAATAGAACGGCATCCCGTCCGGCTTTGTTGCCAACTCGTTCCGCTGCTTGGTTAAGTTTAGAATCAGCTTGTCTTGATCCGTTACAAGAACTCGATAGGACTCTACCGTTTCTTGGCACGATGAAATTATGCCATCGCATGGGGTTTCTCCTGCAAGGCTAAGCTGCGTCGTCAGGATTAGAATCAGAATTACTTTGTACATTGTTCTTTCCTCTTTCTTGCAACTGACGTTGCTCATGTTTGAACGCTGCGATCTTTTCCCGTAGCTCTTTTTCCTTCTGAGCTACGTTGCCTTTGTGGTTTGCAATCTCGTCGCGGAGACCTTTGACGTCGTCTTCGAGCGAGCGTGCTCGCTTCTCAGCTTCGAGAGTCTCAAGCTTCTTCATCTTGAGTCCAAAGATGATCAAGATCAGCGTTCCGATTCCTGCGAGTAAGTAGAGGGCAAAGCCCTTAAGTTTGTTCAGCATGAGTAGTCTCCTGTAGTAAAGTTGACGAGGAACACTTTGCCGTGCCCTTTCAGCTCTTTTAAGTTAAGAGCCCGAAAGGGCGCTAGCTCAAAGGATACCTCTAGGCCAACTTCAGGACGAAAGTTGGAGCAATCGCCGAAGAAGAACTTTACTTTGTGAGAGAAAGTGTCTTCGCCGTCTTGAACTTGATATTCAAGAACACCTAGAGGCTTGAAGCTCGATATAGAGATAATGCGCCCGATGTATCTCATGCGCGTCTCGCTTTAGAAAATTCGTAGTAAAATAAAACACCGATGTAAGGAAAGAGGACGCAAAGGCCAAGTCCTCCACACCAAAACATTGCTAGCACCACAGCTTTTGCAAGAGACGAAGTCGGAGCGATCCATGGATACAAGAAGTACAAAGCTACTTCTGGGATGACTGCGAACATGAAACAAAAAATAGCTAGTATTAGGTTGCTCATATTAGTTCACCTGACAGTGTGGTTGAATTGTTAGCGTGCAAGTGCAGCCGATGCCGTTGCTTGAGTAGCTGCCAGGAGGCAGCTTCACTAAGAAGCCGTTGTTCGCTGAGTAAACTCCATAGAGTTCGTCGTTGATGCAAAGGCCAATCTCAGGAAAGACCGACGGATAAGATCCGACGCATGAGCCACAGAGTTGCACGAAAGAGATCGGCGTAGAATCTTGGCCAGCTGGCCCTGTCAGTCCAATAGGTCCTTGCGTTCCTGAGGGACCGCGATCCCCTGTAGGTCCCGCTGGACCTTGCGGACCGGGCATACCTCGTTGCGGTATATGTACTGTGCCGTCTCCGCATCCGGTAAGAAGGACTAGAAGGATGGCTGTGAGAACAAGTAATAAGTATCCATAACTTTTCATAGTACGTCCTACTCCAAATGGGTTTCAGTCTTTAGAAGCTTCTTAGCCTTGAAATCTACGCGATATACGACGCATACGTGCGTGATTGGGAGCGCTGAGATAGGGAGAACTCCAAAGAGCTCGAAGCCAGAGACCTCGTCGCGGCTCAGAGAAGAGAACTCGCCATTGTCCCAATGCACGAGGTATAAGTCATGATGCTGTTCCTTGACGTAGCCAAATCCTTGTGTTTCCGAACGCAGGTGCAGTCCGACAGTAATAGGTATCATCTTACGCTCCGCTGTTGCTTGTTTATCTTTACCCTATGCTGTTAATGTACTATATAATTGTGAAGGAATTATGCTTCTGACGAAGAAAGTGCAGATCGACCCAAAGTTAGGCAGGAAAAGATGAAGACTTCAAGTGTTGCCAGCCTATTCCGATAGGTTATAATGAGGGCATAGGGCTTGCATCGTACAGTAAGTGCTAACCTGAGACAGGACGCCTACAACTCGAAAGGAAAATGTATGATTAGTAAATACGGTAAAAAGGGAGGGGCTACGTCTCCTAGCAAGGCACAGCCAAAACAAAAGCAAGAAGCAGCTGCGACGCCAAAGAAGCGGGCTGAGAGAACACATCGGTTCTTTCGCTACCGAGGAGTGGCGTTTATTGCAGTGAGAGATGGGGACAAAGCGTGCGTTCAGACGTGGAACGAAGAGACTAGAACTGCTAACCCTGGCGTTGAAGTTCCTAAAGACAAGATATCCGCTGCTACTAAGGCACTGGCTAAGATAGTCTTAGCAGAAAAAGAGCTCGAAGAGATTGCAATAACCAAAGAGTAGTTATGCAATTCTACGTAGTTTTAGCTTCTGCCACTTCATGTAATCACTGTAAGTGCGATCAATAGACTTGTGTCCTAGCCAGCTAGAGACTTCGACTATGTCGTGGCCCTTGTCCCACATGAGAGGGCCAAAGCCCTTTCTCCCAGCATACAGCTTGTGGTTCCCTTTCGTGTATCTCTGTATCGTCTTAGGCAAGGGAGTGGCGGTGGCTTGTTTCCTAATCATCTCAGCCGCGAGCCTCTGCTCAGGATACAGAATCGGTATTCCTTTCCATTGGGAATCTTCCGGCAGGTTTGAAAGCTTGGTCTGCTTGATGTTCAAGAGCTCGACCCCCTTCTCCGTGTCAATGGAGAAGTATGTGAGCGCCGGGTTACCTAGGCCGCGCATCTCCTGAGGTCTTAAGCCAAACCAAAGCGACACGTACATCCAGTTGTGTTGCTCTCTAGAGAGGCTGCCCTTCAGCTGCTCTAAGAGAGCGACGGTCAAGCCGTCAGATGCCTTGTCCTGCCGCCTACTAGCTTCGTACGTCCTTCTGATCCTGCCCTTAGCATGTCCCTTCGGGTATGGAACTATGGCAAACGGAGTCTGAGTCTTTACGGAGAAAAACTCCCCGTACAGATTTAGGAGTCTGATTATCTTTTTTGCATAGGCATCAGAGAATCTCTTCTCTTCGAAATAGTTGTAGAGGGTTTGCTTCAGCCGCTTCCAGTCGTGAGGGGGAACCTTGACGTGCTCTATCAAGCGAATGGCGGCACGCCAGTTTGAAGCTAGCTTCTTAGAATCGGGCAGGGAACGCAGTTCCCCCTGAAACTCTTCGAGCAAGTGCTCAGGCAGATAGAGGACGCGAGTCCTCGTCTCGTCTTCCATGCGCTTAGAGATAGCCTGACGCTTCACGTCCCAACGCATCTCTTTTTCTCGCTCGTTCAGACCTTTCAAGACTAGCTTCACGTGTTCTAAAGACATGTCAGGACGGATGCCGAGGCGCGCTAAGTCAGGACCTTTGACGGTCTTAGCTCTGCGCCTACCTTCCGGGTAGCATTCAAGTTGAACGCACCACGTCGACTTAAGTTTCCTGACTATGTAACCCATGATTCCTCCTTATCGGCGTAAGTGTAGCCGTGTATTAGCCATACACGGCCTCTTAGCTAAGTAAGTGAAATCATAGATGTTTAAGCTAGAATTGGCGTCTCCAACGGACGCCGAACCCGTGTATGGGAAGAGTTTTTATACACGGTTTCAAAGGGTTATTCCATGTCTTTTTCCGCATCCATCCTCGCTTCAGCTGTGGAGATTTGGCGCTCGAGCCATTCCTCGTCGAGCACAGAGCCTTCGAGTTGCGTAAGCTCTTCGACTTCGCAGTCGTCTAGCGCTGTGTCTGTGTCAAGCCACGTAGCTCGACCGATGAACGTGTCAGTTACGTCCGAGCCGAATTCGATTTCGTACTCAACTTCTCTTCCGTGTAACTTAGTTAACATGTGACCTCCTTAAAAATCGTTTGGAACGTAGCTCTCCTCGAGAGCTGCAACCTTTGCTGAGAGCTCGCGAACAGCTACAAGCGTCAGCACGTTCAAGACTAGGAGCGCTGAGATTGTCAGCGCACAGACGAGCAAGCTAAGCTTCATCTTTAGGCCCTTCTGCTCTTTTCACTGCTAAGAGCGCCTTGCAATAAGTACAGGCGATGCATTTTTCCTTCTTACCCACAACACAATGGTCCTCGGCCATGTAGTCCTTCAGAACCTCTAATAGCTCTGGAGCTGCTGACATGAGGCGCGCGTTTGCTTCGACTTCTGGCTGAGAGGGAATCTCTTCCTGGTCTAGGTGATAAGATATTTCAGCATCGTGCCCGTCTCCGGGCGTTCCTTCCACGTGGTAAGTAAACATGACCTTCCACGGTGCCTTAGAATGCTTACTCATGCGAACCTCTTTCCTGGGATGCAGTCAAAGAGAAGCCCTAGAGTCAGTGCTCGAGCCTCTGCAGCGTTCTGAAGTCCTTCCGAGACTTCCTCAGTACTTTGTATCCACACGTCTCTTTCGCCAGAGTCGTAGGTGCGCACGAAGGCCGTGTAGAGCGCTCCGTTGAAGCGGAGCTGGAACTCAACCTTTCCTATGATTTTCTCTGTACGCATGTTTCCTCCTTTTGGTTTGGGACTAAACTTAGATATCCTGGCTTGAGCACTCGACGTGCCTCTTCAAGCGAGATGACGTGGCATCCAATTTTTGCGAAGTCTTGAGATACGCTGTCTAGAGTGAAAGAACCAACTCGGTCCCCTTGCTTTGCTATGCCTTTAGTAACCTTGTTTAGGAGTGCTAAGGCTTCCATCATTTCGACCTCAGCGCCGCCTGACGTTTGAACTGTATGTCCTTGAACGCGTATGATTTGAGGCTTGAGAGAACGGATGAAGTTAGTTGCGTTGATTTCGCAGCGTCTCCAACGTTCGACATCTTCAATATTTTTAGCTAAGTCGACAGCTTGACGCTTCAAGCGTCTCTCTTCGCGTGTCTTGTCTAGCTCTGACTGTCTTGAGATGCAGAACGTGCGGTGCTCAATCCATAATGACGTAAAGTCTTCAGTAAGCTCTAATGCTAAGTCAGAGTGCTTCAAGGTCTTACAAGTCTCGTTAAACTCTTTAAGACGCATTCCAAGCCAACTATCATGTGACAAAGGATCGTAACCAGACCAGAACTTACGCTTAGAAAACAAGCCCATTAGTTCGTCTACTAGGTAAGCTTGCATGCTTAGGAGGCATTCCTTGACATCAAACGTAGGTCCTTGGACAACCGGCATTAAGCCGTCAAGCGAGCTAGCGGCTTCGCTTTGATGTCCTGACGTGGTGTTAGAGTATTTGACGTTAGAGACGATTCCGACTCGCATGCCATTGTAGCGAACTATACGAGCTATCTCGGCGCGGTAAGAGTATGCACTCTCTCCTTGGAAGGAAGAGCGCGTAAGGCTGCCGCCTTGACGTGCATAGGTTTGAGATTGGTTCGCCCACAAATGAAAGACTTGAGACGAGGTTGTATATACGAGCTTTTCTCTCTTCTTAGTTGTAGCCTTCATTGTTTGTCTCCTATGTTCTTTAGTTTTAAAGCAATACAAAGCTTTCGAGCGTCTGATGCTATAAGAGCGAGTGCTGTTACTGTTTCGCTCATAGAGTTAGTCTTCATTGCCGTGTCTAGGCTGTGTAGCTCTTCAGCTAATGTTTCGACCAGCTTAAGAGTCTCTAGCTCCTGCTGTTCTTTAGTAGCATCTGTTGTTCTTAAACTGCTCATATAGTTATTGTAACGCACTGCAGTATAGCGTCAAGCACTCAATTGTGAAGATTTAAGCCTAAATAGTGCGTGCTAAGTGATTGGGGTTCTTGTTTGTATCTGTATACGGGTTGTCGTTGGCGGCAGGGTTGCTTTAACTATAGGTGTTGCACATGCGAGGAGATAGCGACGATAGAACTGCTTACACTAGCATCTCATGTATCTCTGTTACACGAGGAGAACCGCCAAAGCACTTGACCCGAATAGAGTGCATAATCAGGTCAGGGGTTACTATGGGAAAGCATGAGAGAAGGGCTCTAATGCCCGTATAAAGCAAGGGCCTCCAACCACATATCAAGTACTTGCATCACACATCAACTACTTAGCGTGAGACAGCAATCTAAGAGGGGGTTGCAAGAATACCCCGCTACGCCGGAGGGGGTGGGGGTGGGGAGGGGTGCGACTGCCAGGGAGAAGTATCATTTAAAATCTGAGGACATAGGTAGATTTACCCTGATCAGGTGCGGCGTTACTTCTACCCCGCTGCCGCCGTACTATCTCTGTACACTAGGGGGATACATGAAACTTTTTTCACTCGCGCTTTCTCTATTACTTCTCACATCTTGCGGAAACTCTAACGTCGGGAACTCTATAGGAGCTGCTAGAGGCGTGATAAAAAGCAATGGAAACACAGTGGGTTACATCCTGAACCTGGAAACTGGCGGGCTGCTCACTGCATACATTTCCTCGGTCGACCGCTACGTTACGATCAACCCGGTCACCGGAGCCTACGCCGCTACGGGAACGATGTACTTTACGACTGCAGGCTGCGCAGGCACTCCCTACGTAAACGCTGGCTGGAAAGGAATGGTCGGAAAGACAGTCCTCTTTGACGGAAGCAAATACTACTTAGTTTCCTCGATGGTCACGTCACCTACTACAATTTCCTCAAACGCTACGGCCACTTCTGGCACCTCAAGCTACATGCTCTGCACCAACAGCTCAGCATCCATACAGCTGAACTACGGAGCAGCTTCTCTGACTGAGACTACGCAGCCATACGATTTTGCTAGCGTAGCTCCGCTAACTGTAGACTATCCTTAGCGAATAGAGTTAGCTATAAAGAAACCTATTGCTTTCTAAGACACGGTGTGCTATAATTGTGATAGAGTGGCGCTTCGCTCACTTCCCAATTTTCACCAAGGACTCCCCCGTGTCAGACAAATACTTCCAAACAGGCCCAGACAACATGCCTAACCCAGGCCACGAAGGCATCAAAGATGCCAAGGGCGAAAAGCTACTTTCCGACCCAGGAAAGACCAGCTCCAAATACAACAACGACGCTGTTAACTCGTGCGACGACAAGCCTAAAGATGGCAAGTCCATGTCCATCTTAGACGAATAACTTCTCAGAATTATTCACCTAATTCTGCTGAGAGCCTCCTCGCTAGGTCACTAGCTGCAGGAGGCTTTCTTCTTTCAACACAACGAAAAAACAGGAGAATCTCGTTATATGCCGATCTTTGTTTACAAATGCCCGACCTGCCCAGACGCCGTCTCCACAGAAGTGATCCAGCGGGCCAGCGATCCTGAGCCCAAATGCGACCAATGCGAAGGAACGCTGACAAAACAGATCACTGCTGCTGGCTTCAGCTTCAAGGGAACAGGCTTCTACTGCACAGACTACGGCAAGAGCACTTGCAACTCTAAGACTAAGAAATAGAGTTGGTACTAGCGTATAGGATTCTGATTTAATGGGTCTGGGATCGCATTAGGAAGGTCGTAGGAGGGGGAGCTAGGGCTCCCCTACCCTTAAAAGGCGGGAAGGGATCCTGGATCAAACTAGAGGGCAAGACTTGGGCAACTCTTCTCTCTTAGTACTCTCTCGCTCGGGACTCAGCGTCCCTCGCTCGTTCGCTCTCTAAGAGCTCGCCAACCACCCCGCCACTCCAAAGGTTGGCTCGCAGCTTGAACAAGTGGCCGCCTTCACAGGAGGGCGCTGATAGCGCCCCTCTTAAGGGCGGCTGGATAAGAGTAGGTTGATTAGGTACCCTAACTCAGTAGCTTCGTTAGGGGGAAGTTGAGGAAGTGAAGACTATTATAACTTTAATTATATTCTGTGTCAAGCTAAATCCTTGAATTAGCCTGCATATATTTCTAAATAGCTGAATCCTGGTACGTAAAACAAAACCTAATTGACTAATAGCGTTCACTGTGTTATAATACTGTACAATGGCCAACATTAACTACAATCGTGTCAGAGTTGCGAATCAGATGAGGAACAGCGCTGATATCAACGACATGCGGTATTTTGGCTCCACTTCTCGTTCTCCACGTCCTGCTAACTATCGCAGTTCTACTCCTGCAGAACGGGCTGTTGTCATCGCCCGCAGAGTCAAAGAACGGCACGCCAAAGCTTTACGCTCCCTTCAAAGATCCAAACAAGCTTAATCGCTTCCAGAAAGTCCCCACTTCATGGCATTCATAGTTGCTACTAAACCGACGCCTGCTTTTTCTATAGGTGGACCTGGACCTGTCTCTGGAGGCGGAACCGGATCTACAGACAACGCAGTAGCACGCTGGGACGGAGCTACCGGCCTTCAGATCCAAAACTCGGGCGTCATCATAGATGACTCTAACAACGTTACCGGCATAGCATCCTTAACGGTTACAACGCTCATAGCGACGTCCACGATCACTACGGGCGACAACATGATCGTCTTGAACGACGACGTGGTAGGAGCGCCAACAGAGGACGCTGGGATCGAAGTTAACCGCGGATCCTCTACCGATGCTCAGCTTCTGTGGAACGAGACTACGGACAAATGGACGGCAGGGCTCTCAGGCGCTCTAGATTCTCTTGCTACTTCCTCCTCTTCTTCCTCTACTGACAACACGCTGCCAAGGTTCGACGGGACCAGCGGGATCAAGATCCAGACTAGCAGCATCGTCGTAGACGACTCTGACAACCTCTCGGGAGCTGCGAGCTTAGCAGCGACTGGCGACGTTTCAGGCGCTACCCATACTTTCTCAGGGACCGGCGGCTACAAACTTTCTTCTCTTACTTACTCTTCTTTGCCAGCGATTATGTTGGGAGATGTCAACAACGTCTCCAACCATGGCGCTCTGATCAGCCCAATCAATCTTTACGTAGTAAGTCGCTTTGGCACGGGAACGAATTTTACGGTCTACAACAGGCTTTCAGCTGGCAGCTTCGACTTCCACGCAAGTCAGCCCATTCATTGGTGGAGCGGCGCAATCACTTCTTCATCTACCGCGGTAAGGATGAGGTATGCCAGCGGAAACTCGCTCAGCATTGACAGCGGCTCTCTAGGTTCAGCGGGTTTTATCGGCCCTGTAGCAACCGGAAGCAACTCAGCTGCAAACAACTTAGTTATAGGCCCTGGCGTTTCTACTGGAAACGCGACTCCCGGAAGTATCATCTTCCAAGGGACTGTCGCAGGAGCGTCAGGCAGCTCGTCGCAGACTCTAGCCACTATCGCGACGGTAGGCAACGGCAAGATTTCGATGAACAACGCCAGCATCGAGTTCCCTTTTGCAGGAGGCTACGGCCTTACATCTGCTGGAGGCGCTCCAGCGTCTCTCCTAGTGAACAACAACTATCTCTTAGGAACCGGCTTGCTTGGAAACATACTGCTTTGGGGAAGTCTCATAACTTCGACTACGAATCCGATCGACGTTGGGAACGCTGGACAGCACGGTTTCGGTCTTACGTACTTCGGCGACCGCACTGTCGCTCTGAAACAAAACGGCTCTGGCATACTAGAGATCAACAACGGGACGACGTCTACGCTACGTGACCTCTCGTTGAGATCTGTAGCTGCAACCAAAGACATACGACCTGCATCCCAAGCCGACGCCGATGCAAGCAACAACTCAATCTACTACAGCACTGACGCTGCAAAGCTTGTCTACAAAGACGGAGCTGGCGTCGTAAACGCTCTTTACTAAGAAGGAACAAGCAATGCCAACAATCGTACAAGGAAAAGAAATCGTGCAGTCAGTAAAGGACTCCGCGAAAGAAGCTAAGTCGCTAAAGTCGATCATCGACCAAGCACTCGGCCACAACTCAGCAATCTCGATCAACTGGGGAAGCTTACCAGCAGAACTAGAAGCAGTCTTGACGGACGAAAGCGTGTCTGCAGCAGACGTTTCTAACGCAATTGGATCTCTCGCTGCGTTTCAAACGTTCTGGGCGACCCACGGCGGAAACCTCGAAAAGTTCTGCAAGCCAATCGTATGATCCAAACCGTAGCTCTCATTCTAAGCCTTATCGGCAACGTCGTGCTTCTCTATCTTTTGAAAAAGCGTCCAGTGAACCACGTGAAGGTTTACCAGATCGCTCCCAACATCTTTGCACACAAACTACGAACTAGAAAAGTTCGGAAGGATTCTTAAATGGCATTCATCACAGCATCAGCACCGGCGAGTACCGAGGCAATCCAAGACGCTATAGGCGGAATGGTAACAGATACCGCGTCTGTAGATCTTACATACGACGACACGGCAGGTACTATTTCTGCCACAGTAATCGCAGGTGGGGTAGATCACGGCAGCTTAGCTGGCCTCTCTGACGACGACCACCCACAGTATTTTAAAGTTACAGGTCGGAACAACGAGAACCTTACTCTTACCGGAACCGGCAAGATCATCCTTCCGACAGGGACTCTTTCTACCCCTGGACTGACGTTTGGGGATGCGGACACCGGAGTCTACTCAACAGGAGCCGGAAACATCGGCTTAGCAGCCAACGGCAACAGAATCATCGAGGGTTCCAGCGGCGAAGTAACTATCGGCGGAATCATGGCAGCCGGAGTAGATTTCTTCGGCGACGGAGGCTCTACCGCCACTGCACTTCGCTTAGAAGCAGCTTACATCAGTGCTACCTCTACTCGAGGTAACTTCAAAGCTCCTGGATCTTCGGGACAATGGAACTTCTACACGAACGGCGCTATCGGCTTTCAAGTAGACAACGGGCGAAACTTGTCGACCCAAAGAATGGACTTCAACGAGAACTTAGCTCCTGTTTCAGCCCCTGACTTCGCAAAGCTCAGCGCTGTAGACATTGCAGCCGGACGCAGAACCTTTGCCCTAGCTACAGAAGAAGCAGTAGCAGTAGACGTAGCTCTAGCCTCTACGCACAGTTTGACAGTTATCATCAACGAAGTGGCTTATAAAATACCACTTGTTGCAGTCTAATCAACAACTTAATACGTTATTAAGCAATATAGTTGACATTATGACACGGTGTATGGTATAATACAGATATATTTAAAAGGCTCTTTGCTTGGGAGTGGCGGCAGACTCAAGTGGAGAGCCTTTCTTTCTTCTCCCATACCTCGTTCCAAACCCTCTCAAGTTTTTCATGCAGTGGAAGTACACTCCAAAGTTTCAAGAAGCCTACGATCGTGTTCTTGCAGTCGGCGAAGCCGAAGGCGAGGAAGCGCTTCGTCGTGCGTTCAGAGACGAAATGTTGAAATTAGGCCACGAAGAGCGAGTACGAAACCTCTATCGGATCAAAGACAAGCTGACGTCTAAGCCGATCCAGTTCGCACCTAACGCCGGACAAGAATTTTACCTCACGACCAAAAAGGGTCGAGACATCATTTTAAAGCCCCGACAAGTGGGCTACACGACGCTAGCAAGCGTCGAAGGGTTGGATCTTCCCCTCTGGGAGTCCAACATGTCCACCGGGATCATGGCCCATCATCAGGGGACTGTCGGAACGATCTTCACGGACTTAGTGAAGTTCACCTACAACTGGTTTGTTCGGGACTGGGGACATCTCTACAACCCGACGCAAAAGAACGACAACGCTACAGAGCTTGCGTTCAAAGACGACGGCCTAGGACGAATCCTAGACTCTAGTATCCGAGTACTTTACGACTTTCGTGGGAAGACGATTAACAAGTTACATGTCTCAGAAGCTTCCCGAGTGGAAGACTCTCGCCTTCTTGGCAGCCTGCAAGGCGTACCAGCTAATGGTGAAGTTGTTCTAGAGAGCACCGCGAACGGGCGAGGGGGAAACTTCTACGACCGTTGGCAAGACTGGCGCAACTTCGGACAGAGTGCTCCCTACAAAGGTCACTTTATCCCTTGGTTCGCTATCTATCCTGAAGTTCCTGAGAACTGGGTCCCAGAAGTAGGAACTGAGTACACAGAGTACGAGCAGAATCTGATGGAAGCACACGAGCTTCAACCACATCACATCTTGTGGAGACGTTGGTGCATCTTAGCTAACTGCAACGGAGATCCCGACCAGTTCGAAGCTGAATATCCGTCGAACGACCAAGACTGCTTCTTAGCAGGCGTACTTGGAGTGTTCCCCTTCACGATCATCAAAGCGCAAGAGCGCAACACGCGCGACCCTCAGAAGGTCGGCTTTCTGATGAGCGAAGGTAACAAAGTTACCGTCCACGAAGATCCTAAGGGAACTACTTTCATCTGGAAGATGCCAGACCCAGGACGCACTTACGTGATAGGTGCCGATCCCTCTGGCGGAGTAGGAAAAGACAAAGGTGCTGCTTACGTAAAGGACAGGAAGTCCAAAGAGACGGTCGCTGCAATCTGGGGAGACATCGAGCCCGCAGATCTCGCTAAAGAACTTTATAAGCTGGGCTTTCTCTACAACAAAGCCTGGATCAACGTGGAAGTAAATAACCACGGACACACAGTCATCCAAGGGTTGAAAGAACGTAACTACCCTAACTTGTACAAGAGACAAGTCCTAGACGAGATGACCTCTAAGCTGACCACAAAGATCGGATTCCTGACAACGAACGAAAGCAAGCTGCGAATCACAGAGCAACTTAAAACTGCTCTGAAAGATGGAGACCTGATCCTTCTTCACAAAGCAGCTATCAACGAACTCTCTACTTTCGTTCAAGTAGCTTCCAAGACCGGGCGAGGAATTCGCCGAGAAGCTGCACAAGGCGCACACGACGATCTCGTGATCGCACTAGCCCTCTGCCAAGAGATGGACTGCTCCAGAGGCTCTACAGATTTTGCTACCGAAGTCCCTCAAGCGGACGCAATGCGCGACGCTATTTTCGATCCTATCACTGGAATGCCGAACTAGGCAGCTCGCTGCTCCTCTAGGAAGTACTCATGTCTAACGACGATATTTTAAATAGCCCCTTTGGGCCAGAAGAAATGAACGAAGGTCAGCTGGACCAGATCCAGAACGATCGCCGCATGGCGCGTATCGTTCGCTCGTTCATGAAGAAGTCTAAAGACTATCGTGAAGACTTCTTAGACTTAGCTACTACTTGTCGCAGAGACTACAAGAACTGGGAAGTAGAAGCTCGTTCGAAGATCAAGCGTGCGAACATTCAGCCGTCTTACGGCTTCATGATCATCGAGACTCTCCTTCCTCAGCTAGTAGACATCTTCTTCGGAGACCACGACGTGATCAAGTTCCGTGGAAGAACTGCTGAAGACATGCAGTACGAAGACTGCCTCACAGATTTTTTCGACATACAGTTCTCTAACATGAAGCTCCCTGTGAAAGGGATCACTTTCATGAAGAACATGCTCTTAGACGGAACCGCTATCGCTAAGGTTCCTTATCGCTTCGAAGAGCAGCTAGTAAAGAGACGGCAGGTTGGGACTAATCCTGATGGCACTACGTTCGTAGAAAAAGAAGCATACGTACAGACGATCTTCGACGGACCAGACTTTGACAACATCGACATCTACGACTTTTTCCCAGACTGGCGCGTACGCGAAGCTGGAAACATACAGAAGATGCGTGGATGCGCTCATCGCATGTTCCGTTCTATGTCGGAGCTCAAGCGCCGAGAAGAAAAGACTGTAGACGGACAGAAGACTGGGATCTACCGCAACCTAGATGAACTCAAACGCTCTCTCGTTCTGAAGGGAGAAGCGGCTTGGGGTGGATGCTACTGGGAAGATGACCACAAGCGGTCCATGGAGAACCTGGACAACAAGAAGCAGAACGTCAAGGACTCTGACGGGATCGAAATCTGGGAGTTCTGGGGACTCTTCGACCTCAAAGGAAACGGCAAGCTAGAAGAATGCATCGTAACTGTCGCTAACGGCGACACTGTAATCCGCGCGGTACCAAACCTATATGACAACCAATTTAAGCCTTTCATCGCCTGTCCCAACTATCTACGCACCGGAGAGTTTTACGGCATCCCCGAACTGGCTGCAGTTAATGCTGAAATTAGAGAAGCACGTGCACTCCGAAATGCTCGACTTGATCAAATTAACATCGGCGTCAACAACATGTGGCTTGTTGACAGGGCGGGCGGAATCGATGCGAAGAACTTATATTCGCGCCCAGGTGGAATAGTTTTCACAAACGACATGAACGCGGTCAAACCTATCGAAGTAGGCGACCCTTCGGCAAGTTCTGCACAAGAACTATCCTACATCGAATCAAATATCGCTCAGATCACAGCTATCGGAGCTCCTCCTGTAATCGGATCTACTAAATCCTTTGCTCGCTCTGCTACTGGCGTCGACTTTGTCGCCCAGTTCGCAACCAGCCGACTAGGACTCAAAGCTAAGCTCATCTCGGAACTCATGTTCCACGACTTAGTTCACATCATGATGGCGACGAACCAGCAGTTCGTCACAGACGCACAGTGGGTACGAGGATCTGATCCAAATGAACAAAACCCGTTCAAGCTCCTGCCGCCAGATGCCTTCTTCAGCAACTATGAATACGAGTTTCACACTAAGCCTGAAGAGTCTGACGACAACCGCTTCCAGAAGATGCAAGCAGTCTCTCAGATCATCCAAGTAGCTGAACAGACCCAGCCCGGTGCCTTCAAGATGGACGTAGTAATGGAAGCCCTCTTGAGACCTCTCTTAGGTACTGGAGTGAAACGCTTCATGAGATCTGAACAAGAGATCCAACAGATGCAGATGCAACAGCTGCAGATGAGAGTCCAAGAGCAGGCGGCAAACGCACAGATCGGCGCGCAAGCGCCTCAGCCGAACGCAAACCCGAAGTCTCCTGGAGGACCTGTAAATGCGGTCTAACCTCGACTTAGATTTAGATTACGACTCGATGACCGGCGAACTTCTTCCTGAGAGCCAAGAGAAGCTCCAAGAACAAGTTCAAAGTGAAGCCCTCATCAAGGCGGAAGAACTTTCAAACCTGCTCCAGCATCCTGGCTGGAAGCAGATCAAAGAAGTTATGGAAGCAACTATCAAGCAAGAGACTCACAGTCTCCTCTTCGCTTCTAACCTCGAATACATCGTACGCGCGCAGGCAATCATACGCGCTCGAAAAGACCTTTTAGATTTCATCGAGATGAAACTCGCTGAAGGCAAAGCTTTGCTGGACGAGAGCAAGACCTAACGTCTTGCTTGGCCCTCCTAACGGGGGATAACCAAAGGGGAAACCAAACATGTCAGAAGCAAATCGGATAACCGATCCTAACGAATCGGCCCAAACAGAAAACCAAGAAACGATCGAACAACCGAGCGCTGAGGCACCAGCCGAAGCAGAACTCGATATGATACCTGAGAAGTTCGTAGGTAAGAGTCCCATGGAGATAATCCAGGCGTACAACAACCTAGAGAAACATTCTTCGAAGGTCAGTTCTGAACGATCAGAAGAGCGGAAAAAGAGAGAAGCACTTGAAGACAGGATCAAAGATCTTGAACTTAGAGCAGCTACACCTCAATCGCAACCCGCTCAGCATACCGTAGAAACAAGTCCAGAAACGGACCCGTTTGCAGAGTACGAAGAACAGATCGATACGAATCCTAAAGAAGCTATCAAAAAGCTTGTTAAGAGCGTTCGCAACGAAGTGATCTCTGAATCTGAACGCAGGAACATGCGTGAAGAACAACAGAGAGCAACTGAATATCATCTTACTCAAAAAGCGGCCAATCCAGAGTACGCAAAACTTGAACCTACCATGCTGCAACTCTCGCAGGAATTCGCCGACTTGGTCCACCCAAGCAAAGCTAGTTCTGTAAAAGCGCTGAAGCTGTTGCACTTGGCCGCTAAGGGAGCACGGATGGAAGACTATCTTTCTGAAGCTACTTCTAAAGCAAAAAAAGAATCACAAAGTGTCAAAGAAGAAAAGCGCTCTGCTTTCTCCGAAAGTTCTGCTCAAAGCAAAACTGAAGGAAAGAAATCCATCAAGGATATGACGGTTGAAGAAATCGAAGCCCTTTATGGGATCGCTCGTCAATCTTAAGACACGCACCTAGGAGACACCCATGTCAGTCATGACAATGAGTTCGAACTCAGCGAACCTTCATCTCTACTACGAGAAGAAGCTCTTGAGTACCTTGGAACCCCGACTCCAACTATATAAGCTCGGGAAAAAACAAAAGTTGCCGTTAGGTAACGGTAAACAAGTTAAATGGTTACGCTACACCAAAGTAGCATCTAGCACGTCTGCTCTTACTGAAGGAACAGCTCCTTCGGAAATCAGCTTGACGACTGCTAACGTCACTGCAGACATCGCGCAGTACGGTCAGTTTGCGAAGATCTCTGATCTTCTCTCTGACACTGCGATCGATCCAGTGCTTCAAAACTGTGCTGAACGGTTTGGTCGCGCTGCTGCGGAAACCATTGAAGACTTGATCGTTGCAGAATTAGACGCTGCAGCTGCAGTTCAATACGTCAACAACCGTGGTGCTGTGAACAGCATCTTGGCTGGCGACATCTTGAACCACAGCGAGCTTCTTGAAGCAATGATCGTCCAAAAGCAAAACTACATTGGGCCTCACGAAATGGGCGCTTACATGGGAGTTATCCACGCTGCTTGCCAATTCGATCTTTTGAACGAAACGGCTGTCGGATCGTGGGTGGACGTAAACAAGCACGTAGGATCTGAGCAAGGTAAAATCTTGCGCGGTGAATTCGGACAGTTATACGGAATGCGTTTACTTGTCTCTGACAAGATGACCGCTGCGACTAACTCTGGATCCGTCTCTGTTAAGAACAACTATGTTATTGGCGAAGAAGCCTTCGGCGTAGTGGAACTTGATGGCGATTCTATCAAGATGATCATCAAAGACCACAAATCTGGCGGAGTAGCAAACCCGTTAGAACAATTCGCGACGGTTGGTTACAAGATCCACGGCTTCAAAGCCAAGTATCTTGATGCTTCCTCGAGTCGTGTTCGTTTGATCAAATCATCGGCTTCTATCTAAGGAGGTTGTATGGGTTTATCAGTAAGACCACAACATGCTTCCGGTTCCTATACCGGAGACGGAGCAGCTCAGAACATCGTTCTCGGTTTCAGACCATTAATCGTGATCTGTTACAACGAGACTGATGGCGACGTGCTGTTCCTAGGAATAGACGGACTTGCAGATGGCAAGGCTATCTCGGTTGATACCGAAGTAGCTCTTGAAGCTGCGAACTGTCTCACCTTCACTAACCAGGGTTTTAGCGTTGGCACTACCATGTCGGAATCGGCAAAAGTGTTTCGCTATTACGCTGTCTAAGGAGACATCATGCGTATACTCAACGAGTTCGCAATCGGTACCTATACTGGAACTACAGCTGCTGTGTCAGTGACACTTGGCTTCAAACCAGTATGCGTTATCGTGTTCAACGAAACAGATGGTGACAAGATGTGGCTTCATATTCAAGGGCAAGCAGCTGGTTCTGCTTACACTATTGATACTGAAGTTGCGTTAGAAGTTACCAACTCGGTTACGTTGTCTACTACTGGCTTCACAGCTGGTACGGACATGTCCGAGTCTGCGAAAGTATTTAGATACATCGCGTTCTAGTCCTCTGAGGGGGAGCCTTCGGGCTCCCTCCTCTCTTCTCTCGAGTTTCTCCTGTATTTATTTGACCTACAAGACAAGTTACGACGCTTGAACCCTGATCTCAAGATCTTGCAAGACAAGCAATGTCGAATAGCGGCAGACGTACCTTCGTACCCTCTGACCCTTCAACACGGCAAGCGAACGATCTATCGCACGCACAACGCAAAGAACTACGTAGACGGCGTCACCCGCAAATTTATGGAAATGAAAGAAAACGGCCAAGCAGGGGAATATCTCTGCGGAGTCTCTGAATGGACTCCCGAATGGGATCGCTTCAACGTCGAAACCGGAGCTCTCATGATGAGAGGCTGGAGAAGCCTAGTCCTTCACTTAGTAAGAAAAGGTGTCTGCTCCCTTGAACGAGCACGAAAAGTTTTCAGCAGCAGCCTTGGCGAGTCTGACTATGACCGCTGGAGTTTTGATCAAAAGCTGGCTAAGGCCAGAGAGGAATAGCATCCATGCCATCTTCAACACTTGGATTTACGGGGAACGAAATTGTTAGTCGAGTTGTTAGTTTTGTCGGCAATTCTAGCCCAAGTTTTCAAACATACGTCGAGAATACTCTTCCGCTAGCAGAGTTCAGATACTGCAACATGCATCCGTGGAAGTTTCTCTACAAGTCCAACTTGTCGCTGTCTGTGACCAACGGAACCGACGAATACAACTTAACTACTGCCACTATCGGCTTCAACATGGCCGCAGAAGATGTGCATCAGATTTTCGACCAGACTAACGGGCGAGTACTCCGCAAGGTCGACATCAAAGACATTCGCAGACTTGATCCTAAGCACAACGACGGATCCGCTACTGACGAAGTTACTATGTGGGCTCCGTTAGGCGATAACCGAATTCTTCTCTATCCTCCGACGTTTGCTAGCGCAACGTTGAAGATAGATGGCTGGATCAGCCCAGGCGCTCTAACAGATTTAACTACTTACCCTACGGTTCCTTTTCGTTTCCAGGAAGGTTTTATCGACTACGTGATCGGGAAATGCCTGCAACGTGAGAACGACGACAGAGCTGACACCCACGTCCAGAACACGATGGGACTCATCATGGCTGACGTCAGAAAAGACATGACTGCTAAAGGCGACGTAGATCACCCGCGCGTACGCTCGTGGGCAGAAGCTAACGTCGACGGAGTCGGCGGATCAGACCTTTCTAACTTGTACTTCAACTATCTCTTCTCTTTCGAATACTAGGAGCTCCTCTGAGCTTACGTAACACAGCATACGACGCCGAATTCGGCAAACCAATGGGGCTAGACACTACGTCTCCTCTTTCTACTATGAAAGAAGGATACGTCAGGAAAGCTCAGAACGTCGACCCTGGCCTCTTCGGTGGATACACGAAGCGAGCAGGCTACACGAACAAGGCTACGACTCCTTGGACTGGCCGAAGCATCACTGGCGGAATCGAATACGAGAGCGCTGGCGGAACTTCTAAGATCATAATCTATGGCGTAACTGCCTCAGGCGGATCAGGAATCATTGGAGACTTTACTCCAAGCGCCGTCACGAACATCAGCACTGGCTTATCCAGTACTGCGAGACCGCACTTCGTGCAGTTCGACTCAAGGCTCCTGTTCTTCAACGGAGTAGACACGCCAATACTTTACGACGGATCTGCCGCCAGACAAGTAGGGATAACTGCTCCTGTTGGTGCTCCTACGTTCTCTTCAGAGAACAGCTCTGGAGATCTGACACCTCTTTCGTCTTACATAGGTGCCTACACCTACTACAACTCCGACACTGGAGCTGAAAGCACTCCGTCTCCGCTCTCAGATCCACATACTCTTACAGGAGCAAACGATGCGATCGTATGGAACGTTACTCCTGGGGATTCTGCTACTGCCGATACTATCCGGTTCTATAGGACTTACGGCAACGGAAACGCACTATATCTTGATGGCACTGCTAGCATCGCTGCAACTACTTATACTTCTACTGTCGCTGACGCCGGACTAGGAAGACAGATAGAGCTAGATAACACTCGTATTACAGACCTCAGCTCCTCTGCAAACTATCCGACTGTAGCTGACTCCCGAATCTTCTTAAAGTCAGGAGACAACGAAGTACGATTCTCAAAGTTAGGCCAAGAAGGTCCTATGCCCGAAAGCTTCGAAGCTAAGAGCTTCGTACCTTGCGCAGGACGTTTCGGGATCCACGACAAGATCATAGGAACTAACAGAATAAATCAGCTTCCTATCATCTTGAAGGAACGATCCATAGGTCGCTTAGATCCTATAGGACTTCCAGACAACACAGTTTCTAGAGACAACGTCTCTTATCAGTTCCGCGAGATCACAGACACCGTAGGTGCTGTGGCTCACGAGGCGGCAGTGCAGGTGCTAGGGGAACTCGTTTTTATCGGACGAGATGCCAACATCTACGCAACAGATGGGATCAACGTAAGGCACATCAGCGACGCTATCGACAAGACTCTGAACGACTTAGGTTTCACAGCTACTCAGCGTCCTAAGCTTTCTGCGATCAACGACCCTGAAGCCCAAAAAGTTTATTTTCAAGTCTTCGCTAACTCAGCATCTGCTTCCCCTACCATCGTCCTTGTAGGGGACTACCGGCACTACCCTGAGTTCCGCTGGACTACCTATGAGCCAGGTTCTAACTCCGTGACACATCCGGGAGTCAAGGCAGGCTGCTTCTTCCACGTGACGAACGCCACGACTGGGAAGCTGAACATGTACTTCGGAAACATCTCGCTGAACGGAAAGCTCTATCGCCTAGGAGAAGGCAACAACGACGACTCTTCAGCTATTCACATGAAGATAGTGACTCGCCCGTACTTCAGCAGCAATCCGCTGATCTGGAAGCTCTTCAAGAAAGCTGAGATCCAAGCAGCTGGAGACGGCAACGACTACAACTTCACCGTCGGAGCTATCTACGACTTGAGCAACGACGAGCAAGATCTCTTGCCTCTCTCGATGTTCACAGACGGATACGTGTACGACGGAATAGATTCCCTCTACGACACCGCGACTTACGCTGACGTTGAGCTTAAGCACCTAGAGTACTTCATGCACATGAAGGCCAAGTACCTACAGCTGATCTTCGAACAAGCTGACGCGAATGCCCCCATAGATCTCTACTCCTGGGGAATAGAAGCTTCGACCTTCGGACCTAACATCGGACCAAAACGCTAATGCGCCCAACAGAAAACAGATTTAACAATCCCGAGATCCAAGTCTTGTTCAAGACTTTCGCTGCAGTCCTAGCAAACGTCTCTTCAGACAACTTCAGAGCTGTAGAACTTACCGGGACTACAAACGCTACGGCGGACACCGCCTCTCGCTTCAAACACAATTTAGGAAAGATTCCAGCCTTCTGGTTTCCGCTAGAAGGCAGAGTTTACGTGCCGAGGAATGGCTTCTCAGACACAGAACTCGATTTACGATCTACAGAGAGCAGCGAAGCTTTTCGCATCCTCGTAGTCGCTTAGGAGGCAAAGTGGGAAACGGAAAAACAGGGACGCCAGATCAGGCGCTCCAACATTATTACAACGGGGCTCTTAGTCAAACTAAGCAAACCGTTTTCATCGGCAAAGGCAACTTGTACGGATACGAATTCGAGAACAACAGTGCGACAGATACTGTCTATCTCCAGTTCTTCGACAAGCTCATCGCTGACGTAACTGTAGGAACTACAACTCCTGACTTTACGTTCATGGTTCCAGCCGGAGCATGTTTCGGCAAAGACGCACAACAGTTCGTAGTTCACTACTTCGGAATCGGTTGCGTAGTCGCTTGCACATCTACGCGCACGGGCGGATCTGCCCCTGCCGCCAACAGCACGGTCCACTTGTGGTCTTGGCTCGGTCCGCAAATCTAGTCCTCAGTTAGGAGACATTCATGTCTACTCTTGCAGTAACAAACACGTTCGTCGCAGGTACGATCATAACTGCTTCTGGCCACAACCAGAACTTTTCTGACATCATTGCCTGGGCTAACGGTAACATCGGCTCTGACAACTTAGATACGTTGACGGACACAGTTACCTGGAACGTTACTACTAACGTCCTGGGACTGGACATCACTAACGTAGGAACTGAAGGTTCCATCAAGATCATCCACAACGCTACCCTTGCCTCAGGGAAGAGCGTGATCTCGATGACTTCTAGCTCGGCTCAGACTGTCGGACTAGCTCTTGTGAACTTTGCAGCTTCTTCTGCTTCAAACGGAATACCAGTCCTAAGGATCTCGGACGCAGGAGCCGGAGGCTCCGCCTTCTCGGTTCTCAGTACCACGAAGCCAAGTATCCCAGCTCCTAAAGTAACAACTGTTCAAAGAAACGCTATGACGGCTCTTGCTGAAGGTATGGAGATTTACAACTCCACTACTAAGCGCAAAGAGATCTATGACGGTACAAACTGGGTAGATTCCGCAGGAAGAACCGGAGAAATCGTAGACTACGGCGGAGGAGTTATTCCTCCAGATCGGATCTTAGCTGATGGAAGTGTCAAAGTACGAACGGACTATCCTGCTCTATTTGCAAGGTATGGAACTACCTACAACACTGGCGGAGAAGCTGGAACTGACTTCAGAATTCCTGATTGTGCTGGTAGAGCTACGATCGGCGTAGGAACCGGGAGTGGACTTACAGCGCGAGCCCTTGGAGACAAGGTTGGAGCAGAGACTCACGTGCTGACTTTAGCCGAGATTCCAGAACATGATCATGGTGGCGGTGGGGATCATACTCATAACGCAAGTGCCGACAATGCCGGAGGCCATCAACATAACATCAAGTCGGATGGATCAGGCGGAGTTATCGGTTACGCACTCTCGGGAGCTTCTGCAGGCAACAGCACAGCTTACAACGATTCAGCTGGACTCCATGCCCATAATATCTCAGTTTCCATGTCTGGAGCCCTAGTAACCAACGAAGGCAGCGACGATCCACACAACAACATGCAGCCAAGTATAGCCTTCAACAAGTGCATAATCATCTAACTAATTGACTTTTAACGCATTGCGTGTTATAATAGAGAAATCCTTTGTCTATAAACCCTAAATTGTGTGCTACTAAGACAGTCCGAATGGCTCCCGTTACAGCCCATGTGGTCCCAAGTATCGTGAAGTGGGCTGAGAACCCCTCTAATAGCGAGTTCTTTAGGCGCTGTCCCCCTCTGATGAACTGGTTGACCCCTGAGGTAGCCTTGGCTCTCTGGGGATCGTCTTGGGTCATTTTAGAGGACGACATGCCTGTAGGCTTAGTGACTATGGCTAACCTCGAGCAAAGCTCTCGGTCCTGCGAGTACGGGATCTTGGTGGACAAAGAGGCTTCTAGCCATCCTAGGTTCACGATCGACACTGTCTATCACGAGGCATTAGAACATGCCTTCGACTACTGCAACCTGCACAAAGTTTACGTAAAGATCTTAGATACCCGTGAGAAGCTGGCAGCTATCGCTGCCTCTTTCGGCTTCTCTCAAGAAGCTGTCCTCCGCGACAGCATCTTCTACAAGGGCGAATACAGGAACGAGATCCTCTTGTCCTGTTTGAAGCTCGAATACCGTCGGCGCTCTTAGCGCCTCCGCAGTACCAAGGAAAAATCAAATGGCATTTCTAGCCCCGTTACTCGGGAGCACTGCTGGTCAGGCGGCAGTCGGCATGGCTGCACAGCCCTCTCAGCCTATTCAGAAACCAGCTTTAGCTCAGACTAATCCGCCGACCCCAGTCGTAGGAAGTCCTCTTGCTCAAGTCGGATTTCAAGCTCCAGCCGCTCCTCAAGGACCGCCAGGCGATTGGTCCAAATTTTTAGAAGAACTTATGAAGAACAAGGTCGCCTAAGCGACCCTCGAAAAGGAACTCACCATGGGTGGAATAACAGACTCTGTACTAGGCAAGAAAGAGAACACACAGCAACAGTCCTATGGGACTCAGTTCACTAACTTCCAGCAGCCAGATGCGAATGCGATCAGGTCTCAGCAAGGAAACGTGATCGGAGCTGCAAACCAGTTCTCTGGATTCGCAAACCAACTAGCAGGGCAGGGACTTCAGAACGTTCAAGGGATCAACACGAACTTCTCGCAGTTCAATCCTAACCTGAACACGAACTTTGCTCAGTTCAACCCGACGCAGGGACTAGATGCTCAAAGTCAGCAGCTGATGTCTCAAGAGATGGGGAACCGTGCAGCTGCTCAGAACACGCAAGCCGGTCAGATCTCTCAGCAGTTCAGGAACAACCCTGCACTTGCAGCGATCCTAAACAGCCAGAACGCAGCTGTCGGACAGCTGAACAACAACCCTCTCGCGTTTCAAGCAGGACAGAATCAGCAACAAAGAGAGCTTGGAACTTTCCAAGCTAACCAGGGCGCTCAGCAACTAGGAAACCAAGCACAGTTAGCCCAGAGTCAGCAGCTTGCTCAGCTCTTAGGAATGGGGAATCAGGCGCAGCAGCAACAGCTAAGCGGCCTTGGACAAGTCCTAGGTTTCGCTGGCCAAGGTGCTCAGTCTCAAAATGCTCTTCTACAGAGCTTAGCGCAGATCGGACAAATGTTCGGACAGCAAGTCAGCAGCAGCGAGCAATCTTCTCAGTCTGGAGCTCCAGGTCTCTTAGAGAGAACTATGGGGTTCGATCCAGCTGCTCTCGTAAACAAATACAACCCGATAGCTCAAGCCGGAGCCAACGCTACGAAGAAGTAAGGTATTTCTATGGGTGCAAAACTCTTCGAAACATTAGGATCTATACAGCAGCTGGGGAACGGCGACTTCGCTGGCTTTGCTAAGAACATGCAAGCTCAGAAGCAACTGGATATCAACAAGCAAGTTGGTTCTCAACTGTATACCGAGATCGAATCTAAAAACAAAGTAAAGCCTGAAGAGCTTCAGGCTCTGAAGGGCTTGGCTGATCAAGGTAACTTAGAACCGCTCAGAGCTTCCTACAACTTCTTAGTCTCTAAAGAAGAGAACACGAAGAAGGAAGAAGATCGAAAAGCTCTGGAATCTGCTTCTGAGAAGCTCATTCAGAGCATGGGAAAACAGCTTAATCCCGCTCAGCAAGAGTACATCAGAGCTCTCAACTTGCACAACCCTACTGCGAGCGCCTCTGCTCTGTCAGCAATGCTTTCTAAGGCTAGCGGAGAAACTGCCAAGAAAGAAACCGCAGTCACAGACTTGATCGGTGGAAAAGAGAAGAAAGCTAAAGAAGGACTCAAAGGCTTACAGAAAGAGTATGGTGGCCCGATTCCTACCGAACCAAGCTTTGTAGAGTCGATCACGACATCTCTGGGCCTACAACATCCAACTACAGGTCTCAGAAACCAACAGCAGTCCTTTGAGCAACAACTTAAAAGTTTAGAAGAAGAAAAAACTAAGATCAAAACTGGCCAAGCAGGACGATCCACGTTTAGTCCGGCGGTCCCAGTTCCTCCTGTAGCTCAAGACACAGTCAGAATTCAAGCTTCCGACGGAAGCATGCACACACTCCCAAAAGCATCTTTGAAAGCAGCACAAAAACGCGATCCTGGGCTCAAGATCATTCAATAGGTGTTAGATGGCCGATTTCTCAGATTTAGGCGGACAACCTCTTAATTTAGAAGAGGACAAGAACAAGCCTAAGGTCGACTTCTCCGATCTTGGAGGCGTCGCCGTGCAAGCTGAGGGAAGTAACCTCACACCCCTGCCGCCTTCTGCCGAAGGCCAACAACTCACCCAAATTGCAGACAAGGAACTCTCCTCTTTCCAACAAGGAAGAGACGAATTCGCTAAGCAGTTCATCAACAAGATTACTGTAGTTCCTAGAGTCATGAACCAGCTGAGAACTCAGCAGGCTACATCTCTTCTTCCTCCAGATGCACGTCAGATCGCACAAGGTGAAGAAGGAAAGATGCAGGATGCAGTTCCTCTTCTCTTGAAAGAGAAGGAAGCAAAGGGAGCAGCGGGCACCGCAGGTGCCTTCTTAGGAATGGCTCTTGAGCCAGTAACTATGCTCTCTGCTGGGATAGGCGGCAAGGTTGCTGAAGTAGGTGTTGAAAAGCTCTTAGCTCAGAAGGCAGAAAAAGTAGCAGCTGATGCAGCTCTCTTCCAAGCTCGAAATCAGATCAACCGCCAAGCAGCCGATCAAGCAGTCGCAATCCTTTCGAAACAGAACTTACTTAGAGGCGCTGTAGAAGGCGCTGGCAGCGGAGCTGCCGCAGGACTAGTCAGCGGAGCACTTGATAACCAGGACCAAGGCCGCTCTGGAAACGATGCTCTCATGCATCTCATGAAGACGACTGCTGGAGGAACCGGGATCGGACTCTTAGGCGGATCCGCAGCAACATACCTCGGGCCCAACCGTCAGCTCAGAAAGACCGCAGGAGAGATCCCAGGATCTAAAACTGTAGTTCAGACCCCTGCTACTGCTGAGATCTCAGCACAGTTAGATCAGCTAGTCTTAGAACGTGCTCAGATGTCTGCAGAGCTAGAAGCTACTCAGAAGCTCTCTGCTCCTACCGAAGCTACGCGCTTACAACAGCAGCTCAAACTTTCTCACCTTGAAACTCCATACGAACTAGCAGACAGCGCAGCTCAAAGAGCTGCCTCTGTCGAAGAAGTAACTCAGGCCAGAGCCCAAGCTATCACAGACGCTCGTGCCCAGCAGGTAGCAAGGCTCGATGCTGAGATCTTAGGGCATCAAGCTCAGTTAGAGACTCTGAAGATCGATCCTAGGCCGCTAGAAGAGCGCTTTCCTGCTCAGCAGAAGCTAGAAAAAGCTATAGAGAGCAAGCAAAAAGCGATGCACGAGATCAGCACACGTGCAGAACAGGAAGCTACATCTCTACAAGCTAAGGCTCAAGAGCACTTAGATGAAATCTCTGGAACTTTAGACTCTCGTCTCACGTCTCTTACGGACGAACGGAACTCTCTCTTGAAAAGACTTCAAGGGAAGATGGCTGCCCCTGAGAAGATCGTAGAACTTCAAGAACGTCTCAGAGCTAACCTCGAGCAACAGGCTAAGCTTACACAAACACAACGACAATTTGGCTTCAAAGGAGCTGATGCTCCTCGCTCAGAGTTTGCTATCAACCAAGGCGTTGAGATCGCCCAGCAACAGTATGACAAGGCTTACGCTCACCTGTCAGATGCTGGAAGCTTCACCCCAGAACAGATTCAAGCCGTAGCTGAAGCTGAGTTCAAGAACGCTATTCACCTTCAAGGGATCAAGACGGATCTCTATTCCCCTACAAATTTCGGATCTCTAAGCAACGACATAGAACGTATGTCTAAGATGGGAAGCATCACTGGCACTAACGTCGGTGAAGTAGCTCTGAAGACTGTCTATGCACAGAACGAACTACCTAACGTAGTAGAACCAGCTGTTGCTAGCTGGAACCAGGTGACGGCAGACCTGCGGAGTCGTGGTTGGACTAACGAGCAGATCACAAAATCTCTTCAGTACATGGAAAGTGCTGGCTTCAACCCGCAACCTAAAGCTACTCGCAGCATGACCCGCGAACAGTGGCCTCTAGACGTTCCTCCAAGTGCTCAAGATTTGCAGTCCTTGCAGATGCTTCGCGCTCAGCTGAATGCTGAACATGCAAATGCTGTCTCTTCTGGGCTCTTGAAAGCAGATCAACACGTAGAAGGATACGTCCCTTTGTTGAGAAAGCCAGGCGCTCCTGCAGACGGGCGAGCAGTAAAAGGTTTGATCGATCCTGCGTTTGCTAAAGAACGTGTCTCTGGAAAGCTAGACCCTATCGTCCATGAAATGGACGCAGACCAGTTGTTCCTTCGCTACAAGAAGCAAGTAGCAGCTTCTCAGATCTATGCTCCTATCTTAAGAGACGGAGCTAGAGAGATCATCAAGTTAAGGCTCATGGGGCAAGAGCCAGCCGCTCAAGTCTTTGAAAAGTACCTCCGCGAATCCTACAACCTAAAGTCAGACGTTCCGATCGAGACGCTGTTTGGCCACTCAATGGTCAACGCTCAAGTCGATCGCATGCTCGAAGCAGGGCTTCCTCAAGCAGCTCTAGACGAAGTCTACAACGCTGCTTCTAGCACCATGTACAAGAACGTAGTCGCTACGAGTCCCAAGAACATGATCTTGCAGTACGTGCAGCCAGAGTTCCTCTTGCCTGCAGAAGTAGGAGCTAAGGAATACGCTAAGGCCAGAGCAATGGCCTTCAGCCCTAAGACTCGAAAGAGCGTAGAGCCGCTTCTCAAGTACGTGATCAAGGGAGATCTCCCAGCTACAGAAGAACTTCTCTCGCGAGATCCTAAGAACCTATTTGCTCCT